ATCTTCATGTTTTAAACTTGTAAGTAATTCAATGTGTTTAGGGTCCTCTATCAGCCAGTACATGCTGTAAAGATACTAATTAAATTTTAAAAAACCAAACCAGAATTAATATCCTCCACCTCCTCCATAGCTTCCACCTCCTCCACTTATATTCCCTGCATTTCCCATGTTTTGAGATTGAGGATAAGAAATATTTGGATTTTTTAAAGTATTATTTTGAGAGGATGTTGTTGGAATATTTTGTAAATTAGATTGATTTTTATTAATTATTTGTGAATTAATTGGGATTAGGGTTTCATGGGGGGTATTAGTATGGGTTTTTCCTATCATAGGGGTTTTTCCTTCATGGATATGATAATATCCTATGTAATTTTGTCCATTTTGAGTAGTAAATTCACCTCCTGCAGTGTATAAATTATTAAGGGTTAATGAGGTGTAATATTTTGTAAAATCGTTTTTAAAATATTGAGAAAAGCCATACCATTTTTGAGTACGTTCTACATTTTCAACAAGTCCTTTATTTGCTTTAACTACAGTATTTTTATCTCCAGTTAAGTACCACATAATATAGACAGCACTATATAAATCCCATGCTATTGTATTACTTTGAGTTTGAAGTAAATTATATGTATCTTGATTTATTTCAAAATAAGTATTTTCATTATTTTTTTTACAAAAGAAACGTTGGAATGTTCCTAAAGTATAGTCTTTTTGGGTTGGGAGAGTAATAGATGGAGTAGGTAAGAGTCTAGGAGAGGAAGGTGGATTTAAATCAGCATATTGAGATGCTAAGCTATTTTCTTCTACGTTGGGGAAAATATATCCTATATATAAAGGTGAGTTGGGTTCATTAAAAGTAGCATCTCTTTCTGTTCTTTGTATTGGATTGGGTATTAATAAAATATTTGGTCCGTCTTGAGGTGTTTTACCCGTATATTTTTTCCCATTTGAAGTTTGATAATAATATCCTGTATAATTTTCACGAGTAGTAGACAAGACATAGTCCGCACCATTGGTGTATAAATTAGATTTTATTTGGGATAACGGATAATACGGCATATTACTTTATATATTAAAAATCAGGGTTTATAGTTCTTTTATTGACATCATTATTATAGTATGATTTAAATGTTACTGGGTCTCCTCCGGATCTAGTTCGAGTATATAATTCAAAAAGATATTTTTTAAATTGATCTTGATCATTATATGTCATTTTTTGATATAATTTTTGTTGTTCAGATTTATTAAACCAAGCTTTAGCAGCTTTTATAGCTAAATCTTCATCATCATTTATACCTTTATATTTTTCAAAAAGAGGTTTACCATTACTATAATTATCTTTTAATGTCCATATTAAAGCAATACGGTAAGTTAATGAATTAAAAGCATTTGCTGATTTTTCTTTATCTTCTTTTGAGGACGAGTTTGTACCTGAAACTTGCTCTGTAGCAGTTTTCATAGTAATGGTTTTATATTCATCTTTAATTCTAAACCAGTAAATTGTCCAAGGGTGACCTTTAGCATCTCTATAAACAGATTCAGTCCCATAATTAGGTTTATTATCTGTTGTCCATCCTTTACCAGCTACACCTAATGAATTACTAGAATTAGTATATAAATTTCCTGTATATATTTGCGCGTGGAATTTTGCATTTTTAGAAGCAGATAATTTGGGAGGAGGAGTTGCAAAGTATACTAATACATCACCATAATTTGCCTGTTTGGTTATTTCACTAATTTTAGTTCTGTATTGTTCATTAGATAATCCAGTTCCTACAGGACTGAGAGATTCTTGGGAATAAATTCCTAATTCATTTAAGTGTTTTCTTAATACTTCTGAATAGGCATTATTTCCTCCAACTCCGGTTCCAGGGAATGAGGCTTTCTTGGTTAGTTTTTTAGCTAATCTTTCAGCTAATCTATAGGTAGCACCACCACATCCTCCTTTAGTTTCTCCATTTGCTTTGAAAAATTCTTGAGCTGCTTCTTTCATATATTTTTCAAGATCAGATCCAGTTTCAGATATTACTTGAACATCAATAGGTTGATCTACTGTATCTCCTTCATAAATTACTTCTTCTTGGGATTGTCTTGGTCTTGGAGCATTAGCTTGATTTTCAGCTATTTTTGCTTGTCTTGCAATAGCTTCCCCTTCCTTTCTAACCTTATCTACTACAGATTTTATAAAAGAATATGACGCTACTTGGGTACCATCTTTTTCAAAATTATTAGCAATAACTACAGTTTCAATCCCGGTTTCCCATCTACCATCTACTATTTTATGATCAACTCCTTTAATAATAAATTTTAAAGCATCCGGGTAGTTTGAAGGGAGCATTCTAGTAGAAACTTCTAAAAAATTATAAATTTTTATCCCAGAAATACCTTCTAAAGTAAGACCTAAACTAATAGGGATAAAACCGGTTGTTGGAGAAGCATATTTTTCTTTTTCTAGTTGGATCCTATATTGGCAATATTTATAAAATTCAGTTACTATTGAAATATTTTTATCTATAACTTCAGCATCTAAAGAACAAGCTTCTTGCTCCACTTCACTCCCATTTACTGCAAATGTATCTTCTTGAGGGGCAGTAACTCCAAAAGGAGAATATCTTTTATTCCAAAATTCTTCTACATAAATTTGGGAGGGTTCTTTTTCTTCTTCTTTACCATCAGAAATATTTTTAGATGGAGGAATATATTTATCTTTAAATCTATCAATTAGTCCTTTATTCCATTTGGAAAACATTGTATTTTCAGTTCCTTTAACATAACCACCGGCAGTAGAACCAACAGAAGCCATAGTAGCAAAATCATTGGTAATTTCTGTTTTTATATTAAAATCATATACAAAGTTTGATTCGGTTTGGTCTTTACTATAACCATATAATTCTAAAGGGTCTGGGTCTGGTTTAATGGTTGGGACATAGCTAGCGTCTAGAATTTTAATTGTATTGGTATCTTCATCTATAGAAACGTCTAAATTATTTAGATCTCCTAAAGATCTATTTATTTCAGGACATATACTTTCTAAAAGTTCAAACAAAGAAACATTCCCTTTTTCATCTTGTTTTTCTAAAACAATTCTATTTATCATATTACAGTTAAGATAAATATTCATTATCTTACCATAAGGCTCACCATCATCTTTAATTTTCCATTCAGGAATGTTTGGAGAATTTAACCATTTTTTTGATTTAATAGCTTCTTCTTCATTACTATTTTTAACAAGACAAACACGGGGATCTAAAGATACTTGATAAGGAAAAACATACATCTTATTACTATCTTCATCAAAATCTATGTCTATAATACGGGTATTTGATTTTTGAGTTTTAAAAATTGCGTTATCTTGAAGAAATTCTAAAAAGTGCCCAAAACGAACATAAACGCCTTCATCATTTACTGTGGTTTCATCATCATTTAGATTAGCATAACTAAAATAAATAAAATCATGTTCGTTTTGATTAATATTAGTTAAACTTTTAATTATATCCTTAGAAGGACGAATAAATACTGTTGGAATTGGAAGGTTTTTAATATCATTTCCAAATGTATTAGGACATTCATATTTGTCCCAATATTCTTCATCACCTTTAGTTAAATATATTCTTTGGAGAAAAAAATATGCTGATATAATATTACTTACAGGGGCTGGAGGATTTTCTTTGAGTTCTTCTTCGTCTATTTCTTCATCTCCATATAATTTGTAAGCATTTAAAATCACTTCAGTTAATTCTGCTGTTGGAGTTAGATTAGCTTTCAAAGATTCAATTACATCTCCTAAACTAATCAAGTTTAGTTGTATATCATATGTTCCATCTTGGGAAAATGTCCAACTAAAATTAACTACTCTACAAAGTAAACCATCATAGTTGCCACTTTTTTCTTTTCTATATATTTCTATATTTTGTAAAAATTCTTTATAGGTTGTTGTTTTCCACTTTTCATTAAAAAATCCACCATTGGCTTCAATTAATGTAGAATAGTCATGTTCTAAAGTTCCATCATCTTTTAAATATGGAGCCCAACCCCATTCTAAAAACATAGTATATCCTATCCTAAGATAAAGTAAATCTAAAATTTTAAATTGTTCAGGGCTATAACATTTAATGTTAACTGTAGCTTTTTTAATAGAACCCCGGTTTTCACATTTTATAGAAGCATCAATAATACCTGGCATAGGGACGAGTCCCATTTCTCCACTATATTGGGCTTCTTCTTGGGCCGTTATATTATATGTACCATCAAACCAATCATATATATTGTTTTTTTGAGAAGCATTTCCTTTAGGAATTAATTTTTTTCCTTCTAAACGAGATATACCACTAAATAAAACATATTTTTTAGCTAATTGGTTCCAAGCTAATCCTGGTCTAATCCCTTCCTTAGAAGCACGATCATACGCTGTTTCATTATCTGGAGATGGATTGCGGTTATCTATTTCAACACCTGAGGCTAATTTTACCCAGGCTGTTTTAGAATTTAGATAAGCTAATTGATCGGGGGTTCGATTTCCATATACCCCAGACCCATGGGCTTTTTGTCTCGTATTAATTTGACTTTTAACATATGGTCTTAAAGGTTCCCCTATGATGTTTGGCATAACAATTTATAATATTTTGTTTAATTCGTCATATTCTGATAAGATTCTGGCTATTCTATTAGCAGCAGGGATCCTAATTTGTTCTCCAATATTGGGATAAATTGAATCTGGGATTGTATTATTTAGATTACATAAAGCTATAATCCACCATAAAGATGAATCATTATAATAAGTTTGGGCTAGTAAGTCGTATCTATCACCTTTAGTAGTATACACATAGATATCTTCAGATCCACGAGGAATTTCAGGATATCTAACCTTTATATACCTTCTATTAGTATTTTCGGGAGAAGTAATAACTTGTATGGAAGAATATCTAGCCATGGTTTATTATGGAGTATTTACGTTTGAGGTTTGATTAATGTATCTATGTTCTTTATTGAAATATGATTCAGGTCTAAAGTTATGGATAACATTAAATTTAAGGCCTGTTACTTTAATATAAAAAGGCAATTGTCTTCCTTCTTCAACCCCCCAAGGAGATTCATCATCAGGAGTTAATGTCATTCCTGTTAAAACACCCCATTGATTTAATATATAATTACCTAATGTGATTTGATGTAAATTACCAGCCATATATCCTGCTGAGGTGTATGTTGGAGCTAATGAAGCAGCAAGTTCATTTAGCTGAGTATACATTATGTTATGGTTGTTTTTGCTATCTGCAACTATGGTAAAACTTAAATCTATAGAGCGATCAAATCCTGTATATCTATAAAATTTTTCAGCTCTACCCATATAAGTTTGTTCAGTCCAATCAGCTGAGTAGCTATCGGAAAAATCATCAATATAGGCTCTAAAATTAAGAATTGATTTTGATGAGTTTGGGGCTAATGGATTTACTATAATTATTCTAAAAGGAATTAAATCTATTCCATTATTAATAGGTGCAGAAATACGTTTTTGAGCATTTCTACCATAATATATTTTATCAACTAATTTAGCATTTGCACCTATATAATCAGAAGATTCAGTTATTTTATCATATACTGTAAAATCTCCTTCAGGAGCATCAATAAATCCTCTGACTTTACGTGAAGTCTTTCTAAAGTCAGGGGCTATACCTCTAGGATATTGATTTAAAACATAAGATAAATTACCTTGAGAATCATAATAGTATCCACTGTTTTTATCTAAATTAGCTAAATATCCTCTTTTATGATCCTTAGGAGATGTAGTATATTTTTGATTTAAGTTATCATTAAATAATGTATTTTCTGAAGAGTATTGGCCTAATACAGTTCCGGGGGATGTTTCTCCAGAATCTTTAGCTCCTACTGCAACAAAATGACCTAAAGTAATATCATATATTGGATCTACTACAATTTGTCTTCCACTTCCATCAACACCTGCTGTAGTTCCTAAACCAGCAGCACGTAGAAGATTATTTATTGGAGAAACATATACTACACTTCCTGAAGATCTTTCAATTATTGCTTGAGAACGGGTTAAATATGAATCAATTCCATCAATAGGAGTTAATGATCCACTTTGGTAAACATCAGGTAAAAAATTATAAGCATATGAATTGTATCCTGAAATATTAAGAAGACCATCAATTTGGTCAGTGGCTAGAATTGGAACTTGTTGAGATGAAGCATTATTAAATGTAGAAGAAGCTCCAATAGGTAGCTGAAATTTATCTTGTTCAATTTGATCAAGAGGTTTACCTGCTTTTGGGATGTTAATTCCTGTTTTTAATGGAACTAATCCTTTACTATCAGTAGCATATCTAATGTAAGTTGTTCCTGTTCCTATTTGAGATCCAGGTCCACCACTATATGATAAAATTATACTTTCTCCAGGACCGTTTAAGCTATATTTTTTAACACCGTTAAGTTCTGTAGTAGTGTTATCATTTATGGTTAATAAGTTATTTAATTTAACTAAACGGTTAGTATCTTGGAAGTTTTCAATAGATTGATCGCGTAATGCTTCTTGATAGGTTATGATATTTAGGTTAGGGAATGTACCTGTTGGGTCAATTCCTTGTTTATTATAGTGAAATCCTAAATAGTTTACTCCTGCTTGAGCAATTGTAGATAAAGGATTATAAATTCCTTCATTTATTGTACTATTACCATAAGCAACACCTTTAGATGCTTCAGTTTTAATACCTGTTCGAGAAAGTAAATTTTGTTTGGTAGTAAAAAGAAATCCATCAGGACTCTTTATATTAAATAAAAATTGTGTTAAACGAGATGTATCCTGTGCTGCTGCTAAAGGAGCACGAATACCTCCACGCCATAAAAAGTCATTATCTAATTGTGCAAATGATCCTTGTTTACCATCAATAGAGCTTTGAACAAATGGTTGACCACTATCACCCCCATTTGGTCTATCTTTACCAAACTTGAGTGATTTCAGTTGGGTATCCCCATCTTGTAGTTTAACTAAAAGCCCCATTCAAATTTTATTGAGGTAAATTGTCTAAATATTGTGGAGGGGTTACACCATTCAAATCCAATTGGGATGGAGTTGGGAATCCAGTCAATAATGGATTACCATTGATTGAATATTGGTTGTGTAACGGTGATTGAGGAGTGTTATAAATAACGTTAGTTGGAGTAGTTCCATCAAATTCACTCAATGTTGATCCTTCAGTAGTTAATTTGTCTAAAAGTCCCATAATTATTAATTTTATTATAAATATTATATATTATTGAATTTTCAATGTTGAAACAGTGTTATCTTTTCTCATTTCTCTTTCTTTTAAATCATTAGAACGTTTCATTTGAAAAGCTATCATAGCATTATAATCAACCTTATCTTTTTTAGGTTTAGCAGTTCTATTAGAAACAGAAAATGTTTCTTTATCCGCCATAGCTACATCATTTCCTTTTTGGAATAAACCTGTTTCTGATATTGGAGAAGACATTACGTCGTCACCTTTTTTAAATAGATCAGTTCCTGCAATTACAGTATCTTTATTATTTAATTGAATTATACCTTCAGGACCAAATAAAGTACGTTTACCGTAGCCTGATATATTACCTCCAGGGGAAAACATATCATCTGCTGTAATTAAGTCTGTTAGGTTGGGTGTTTTTATTAAAGATATATCAACACCTGGGATCATATTAATTAGATCGATAGTGCCGTTGATTAGGGTTACTACTCCTGAAAGAATTGCTTGGAATGGGGTAAGAACCATTCTTAAAATTCCTGTACCTACTTTTTTTAGTCCTGTAGAAAAATCTACAGTAAACATTTCAATTATACCTCCAAATATTTCTTTAAGGCCTTTTAAAGGTTCTTCAATATATGTTTTAATAACATCTCCTATTACTTGAAATCCAGTAATAATAGGTTTTAATAAAATGTTTAATAAGGGTAAAATTGTAGTAACTATGTCTACTAATGGAGATAAAATTGCTAATACAGGCTCAGCAATTTGAACAAAAAGTTCTTTTAATTTTTCAGTAGCTTGAGCAAATCTTTCTTGAACAGATTGTTGTTCGTATTGGCGAGCTAATTCTTCATCTCCTAAAGCTGCGGCTGCTTGTTCAGCAGTCATTGTTTTTCTAAGAGTATCGTATTTTTTCTTAGCAGCTTCCGCATCCTTCATTCCTATTTTTTGAAGCGCTTCTCTATCCATTAATGATTGAGCTAATTCATCTCTCTCCATTCCAGCAGCTTTAGCTAAAGCTTCTTGTTGGATTACGTTCATTTTAGCAAAATCTTTAGATGTACCTACTTGTTTTGCTATTTCTGCAGCCGCATCTGCGGTTTTTCCTTCTAATGCTAATGCTCGTGCGCGTTCAAGATTTAAATCTCTACCAGTTAATAATTCAGCACTTAACTCACTTTCAATAGAAGATTCAAATTGGAGTAAACTATCTGCAATTTTTTCTGTTTGCTTTAAATTTAAACCAAATTGTTTTGCTTTTACTGCTGCTTCTGCTACTGCTTCTACACTTCCACCTAAAGATAGCTTTAATGAAGCTGAAGATTTATTGACTTCACGGAGGATATCCTTTTCGTTTATAGTAACTTTATTTCTCATAGCATACGCCTTAGCACCACCTAAAATTTCTTTAGTGTTATCTTCTAAGGATTCATTATTTGCTAATGATAACTTTTGAATTTCCATTAACTCATCTGCTTGAAAACCTGCTTGTTGAGTTAATTTAGTGAATGTTATTAAATCTTCTTTATTTAATTGAGCATTAGTACCTAATGATTTTCCAACCGCTACCATAGATTCTTGCAAACCTTTAGTATTAAGAGCAACATCTCCTGACATTGCTGCCATATTACCTAATTCTCTACGGGTATCTAAAGCTTCTGAGTATGTTAAGTTAAAGTCTTTGGCTAGTTTACCAGCAGCCTCATCAGATTTTTGGAGAGCATCTACAAATTCTGCAATAAGAGCTTCAGGGCCTAAAAGACTTTTTCCTAAACCTTTAAAAGCTGCTTTTGCACCTGCTCCTAAAATTTTAAATTTACTTTCTAAAGATGCAGCATTTTTTCCATTATCTGTTAAACTAGCGGCCATTTCATCCATAGCAGATGTAGCACCTTCCGTGTCTAAACTTTTAGATAAACCACTAAGCCCTAGTTTATCCATGGCACCTTGCATACCTTTTAAAGTATTACCTCCTAATCCTAAAGCATCATCTATATTTTCTGCTTTTTGTTGAAAGTCACGAGCATTTGTAATTAGATCTTCAAATGATTGGTTTTGACCATTAAGAGTTCCTCTAATTTCATTTTGGGCTGCATTAATTTTTCGAAGTTGCTCTAATTGTTGGGCATTTTGTTCTCCGTTTCTTCGAGCAGCTATAATGGCTTGTTTATCTGCTTCTAAAGTATCTAAAGTTGTTTGAAGTTTTAATTTCTCTTTTAATGCTTGTTTTTCAAGAGATCTTAATTGATCAGCAGATAATTTATTTATTCCTGCGTTATGTGATTGTAAATCTTGGGCAAGACTAGTTAATTTGTTAAATGAGCGCTTAGTATCTCCTAAACCTTTATTTCCTTTAGAAATTTCACTTACTACACTCTGAAATGAAGAGGAAATTGAGTCTAAACTTTGAGTGGCGGCATCTAATTCATCTTCCCACTTTTCAAGAAGTTCTCCAACTAATGCAGCATCATTTCTTAATGATGAAAGATCAAATTGAGAAAGATCTTTTCTTAAAGCTGTAGCTAGCCTTTGAAGTCTTTCAAATTGTTTTTGTGTTTCTTCTGGTGAGGGTGTTGCCATTTATTTTATTATAAATATTAATTATTTATAACTTACTGGTCTTTTTGTTGGGGATGAAGATGGGTTATTGCGTTGTTCTTGAGCTTTTTGAAGAAATTCAGGGGCTTTTATTTGTCCCTCAGAATTAATTACAGTTTGACTGCCTTTTTTACCTTTATTTTTTATAGCTTCTTCTTCTTCTTTATAGAAGTTTTGTATTTGAACAAAAGTAAATTTACGAAGCCAAATAGGCATATTATAGATTGTATTCCAATCATATCCACCTTTACCGTGGAATACTATTTCATGTATTTGTTTGAATAAAGCTGCTCTAGCTTGAGGTGCTATATCAGAAGTCAGGCCAAAAAAAGCTGACCCCAATTGGGATATTGATTCTAATGTCAGACCCGTCGGGAAAAAAAGTTAGATCAACATCAGGTTGAACTTCTTTAACATATTCTCTTAATGCCCGAGAATCTTGTGCAAGCAGGTAACCATCTACAAACTCTCGAATTGATTTTCTTTCTCGATCTCCATTAACTGAGGTAATAAGATATTTTAAACGAGTTGTAAGTTCGGGGGCTTCGTCTTTATTAATTTTTTTAAGACCTTCTAATTCACGATTAATATCATGTTCGTCTTTATGGGTTAAGATTTTGAATGTTACTACATTACCTGATTTAGGAAGAGTAAATTCAAATTCATTTATGCGATCTTTAAATAATTCTTCTTTAAGTGGTTTATTTTCTACTTGAGATAAATCAATTGTATATGGTTCACCTATATAATCAAAAGAATATTCTGAGCCATATCCTAAAATGCGGGCTGCAACCATAATTGCATTCTTATCACCAATTAATAAATCATCAAAATTGATTTTAGATACAATTAATGATTTTAATAATTTATCTAATACAGTACCATTTTTAATATATGCTTGGTTAGTAAGGATATCTTCTTCTTTAGCAGTCATATATTTAATTTCAATAGTACCTTTTGCTAATTCAGAATCTTCAGGATAAAGTAAACCTTTAGAAGGCAATTCAACTGTTTCAGTTGGTAATTTAAATTCACTCATAATTTTTATTTGTTATAACTTGATTGTCTTATATAAATATATTAAAGGGGAGAAATATTATCAGGATTTACATTATATGATAAAACTCCTTCTACTTTTAATATTGCTTTACGTATGCCTTCCATTTTTGAACGATCAAAACCACTAGTTGCAATCCAAGGATGACCATCAACTTTTATAGTCATTACTGTTTGAAATTTTTCGGTGTTTTGTTCACTATATTCCATAGGTTCTTTTGCAGATGCTACTGTCACACCTGGAATAGAGCGAATATCAGAGAATATTTCTTTTTGAGGGCGTTTTTTAATGTTAGTAATAAGCATACCTACCATTTTAAATTTGTCTTGGTATTCCTCATTTAGTCGCTTACTAAGCTCCTCTTTAACTAACGTACGTAAACTATCTAGTTTCATATGGTTATAAATATAGTAAAAGAAAACAAAAGCTCCAAATTTCTTTGGAGCTCTTATATCTATTGTTTAATCTAATATTAGTAGTTCAAGATACAGTAGTCAGGTTGTACTTCAACTGTAATGTTTACTGGGGTTCCATCATCATCCCAACTGTAATCACCAAAGTTAGCACTTGTAATAACGGCTCCTTTAATAACCCATTCAGAAACGATATCACCTACAGGGCCTAATACGTTGAATGTAATGTCTTTCTTATAGAAATCTGAGTAGCCATCACGGCCTGTTACTGATTCGTGACCTAAACGTACCCATTCCATTACTGCTTGAGCACCACTTGGAGTAATTGATTCATATAATGTAAATGAAATTGTACCCCAAACTGTTTTTCCTTTTACATATCGTTGGATGTTGATATGGTTAAGAGCAACTGCTGTTTGAGTTAAAGATACAGCACCTACTCCTTTTACTAAGAACGATGGAATACCATCCATGTAAAGGATAAAGCGGTTTGTTTGTTTAGGTTCAAACGCTGTATAAAAGATTTCGTTTGGATTTAAAATTGCCATTTGTTTTCTATTTTAATTCTATTATAAATATTCAAGTTTTTAATTTTTACCCTGGAAATTCAGCTCCTGTTGGTAATAAGATGAAATCTAGGGAAATAAATTCTGCTGTACGTGTTGGTTGAATGTAAATCTGACCGATTAGTTGGTTTTGATCAATTACTGCGGGGTCATTATTTGAATCATCCATTACTACTTTAAATGCGTATAAACCTTGTTTTTGTTGAATATTTTCTAAATACGGAGTAACGCGAGATATAAATGAATTTCTTGTTATAAGTGTATTTTGTTCAAATACGATTGTATCTGCAATTTGACGAATATATGATTTTAATTCAATCATTAAACGACGCACATTTACACGATCTAAAGCAGATTGAGCTTTTTGCAATGTTTTCTGACCAAATACTACAACACCTTGTTTAGGTAATGTTGCAATTGGGTTGATATTATTTGCATATAAAGTATCTCTTTCAGATTGAGTTAATTTATATTGAGCGTAAGTTACTGTACCTAATCCACCACGATTAATACCTGCAGGTGCAAACCATGGAGCAGATACTTTATCGTTAAAAGCATATACACCTGGGATTACAGTTGAAGCTGGGGCCCAAACTAATTTGCCTGTAGATGAATCTGCTAAGCGAACCCAAGGCCAATATGTTGCAGCATATGAATTATCAAATGATTGAGCTGTATTTACTGCACTAGCAACTGTGCTTGAATATTCAACTATATCAGGAACATATAAACAATCACCACGGTTTTGTGAATTTACAATCAAGCTATTTACTTGAGATGAGTGAAGTGAAGCAATTAGTCCTGGGGTGAAGATTACGTTATATTGGTAAAAATCAGCATTGCTTAAAAGTGCAATCATATTGTTATAATTGCTAGCAACTAACCCTTGAGTATTATTTTGGGTGATATTTTCGTTAAGTAAAATATTTGCGTTAGGACTACCTGTAGCACCACTAAATGAACTACTTTGAGCTATTGGAATTGAACTAGTATATTGAGCTACTGGTTGACCGTTTGCATCTAAATAATTTGGGGTTGGTGAAGTAATACTTTTAACTCGAACATAACGTGATTTATTTGGATAATCACCTGTTACATCCATTTGGTTAGTAGATGAATTATAAGCTAATAGTTGATTACCAATTATTTTAGAAATATATCTTGATGAATTAGGATCTAATGATACACCATTCCAAGTTTCTAAGATAATTTTAGTACTATTATTATCATCACCACGACGAATAAGCAAATTGAATGTACCTGATCCTGTATTTGGTTGAGTAATTTCCCAACGAACATTATCTATACTTCCAGATGCTAAAGCACCTGAAACTTGAGATCCTGAGTTATTCATAATAATCCCAGAAGATATAGTTTCAAGAGTAAATGCTGTAGAAACAGTACCTGTATTTCCACCAGCCATTGTTGAACTAGATACAAACGATGAGTTTGAAGCACCACCAAAAATAGTTTGACCAGGGGCAAATCCGTATCTTACAATAGTTCCGTTTAATGCAGATGATGATACTCTAGAGAAAATAGTTAATACATCTGTTGATGTGTTATAAGATGCAGAGAATAATGTATAAATTTCATTTGTAACACCAAATATTGAAGATGAACCAAAGAATCCAGCTACACGAGCACCAAATTCATCTACTGTTGGAGTTGAAGACATACTTACATATCCAACATTAGCACCATCATTATAGTAATCGTATCCAAAATTAGCTCCTTGAACATAATAGTCTGTATAAGTACCAGCTACTGAAGGAACACTTAATTTAATAGTACCACCTATAACACCACCAGCATTTGAAGCTGTATAACTTGAGGAAACTAAGAATGAAGCTGTAACAAATGCCCCGTTAGTATTACTAACATTATTACCTACATTACTTGTTGCAGGTGTATAAGAACCACTAGCAACTCTTGCTACCCATAATGCAGTTCCACCATAGTTAAAATAATTGAAAGCTGCTAATGAGGTTAAATAAGAATATGAATCTCCACCACTAACAAAAGTATCTCCAAACAATGTTACAAAGTCAGAATATGAAGTAATAAATGTTGGAATTTCTACTGGTCCTTTTACAGTAGGACCAATAATTGCTGCACCAGGAGGAACTGGTTGTCCAGATAAGAACGTGTTGTCTATTTCGCTAATTGCTACTCCAGGAGAAGTTGTGAAATTTGCCATTGTGTTTTTTTATTATAAATATCTAAAATTTCCTTAAAATATATTACTAAGCAGGAAATGTTGCACCTGTAGGTAATACATTAAAGTCTAATATAATATATTCAGTAGTTCTAGTAGGTTGTAAATAAATTTGGCCTACTAATTGGTTTTGGTCTACTACTGAAGGTGGGTTATTGGATTCATCCATTATTACTTTAAATGCTGTTAATCCTTGTCTTTGTTGGACAGATGCTAAATATGGATTTACTTGAGATAAAAAGTTATTTCTAGTAATTACATTATTTTGTTCAAATACTAATGTATCTGCAATTTGAGAAATATATGATTTTAATTCGATTAATAAACGTCTAACGTTTACACGATCTAAAGCACTTGGTTTTTTCTGCAATGTTTTTTGTCCGAATACTACAACACCTGTATTAGGGAAAGTAGCAATTGAATTAATATTACTTTCGTAAAGTAAATCTCTGTTTCCTTGAGTCAATGAACGTTCTGCTTGAATAACATTAGTTAATACTCCACGGTTAATACCAGCAGGAGCAAACCAAGGTTCAGCTACACTATCGTTAAATGCATACACACCAGGAATCATAGTAGATGCAGGGACCCAAACTTGAGTTCCAGTATTAGGGTCTACTGTTTTAGTCCAAGGCCAATAAGTAGCTGCATATGAAGTATCATAAGCGGTTGCATTAGAAGTTACTTCTAAAACATTTGCTCCATATCCTACTAAATCAAGTACTGTCATAGAATCTCCACGATTTTGTACAGTATTAATTAAATTATTAATAACTGAAATGTGGGAAGCATAATTAACTGGGTCTGCAATTAAACCAGGAACTGTTAATAAGTTATAACGGTAAGCATCTTTATTAGCTAGTAATGAAACTGATTGAGTGTAATCATTTGCTACAAGGCCTTGTATGCTGGTGTTTGTAATATCTTCATAATATTTTCCTGCTAATGCTGGGGTGTTTTTACCTTGGGCAGCACCAAATGAACCACTAGAAAGATAACAAATTGAACCAGTATATTGTGGTTTTGGATTTCCTAAATTATCTAAATAATTTGGAGTAGTAACTTTTACTTGTTTAACACGTACATAACGTGAACGATTTGGATAATTGCCAGTTAATTCAACATAATATTCACCAGTTGTTGAGTCATATTGAACAGTTTCAACTTGGTTACCAATTACTTTTTCAATATAATTTGGAGCAAATGGATCAAGTGATAAATTTGTCCAAGTTTCTAAAATTGAAGGTGAAATTATTGAATCATTTCCTTGACGAATAACTAATGTAAAAGTACCATTATTGATATTTGTATTAGTAATTTGCCATCTAAAGTTATCAGCAGAACCACTTAATAAAGTACCATAAGAACCAGTAGGTCCAGTACTATTCATAAGTTCTCCTTCAGACAACGTTTCTAAAACAAATGCTTCAGTATTTGTACCTCCTGAAAAATATACTGTTGTACTTCCTGAGGTGTAGTAGTAGGTATTTCCTATTAGTCCATTAGATGCAGTAGATGTTAAGACTAAGTTAGGAGAGTTTACACTTGAGCTTATATATTGTAATGAAGAACTGTATGTAGCTAAAGAACTACTAAAACTTAAATGTTGTGAAGAAGTAACAACATAGTTTGCAACGGTTGAGGATGCAAAAGATGAAGTGTTTATGTAAATAGTGTTAGTGTTATTTACAACCGTTCCTGCTCCAGATCCAGTATAGTAAAGAGTAATACCGTTTACATTTAATGATGCGGATCCTACTGCATCCAAACTAGCGGAAACATATGTTAAGTCAACTGTTGCAGAAGCTGAGGTTGCGGCTGTTGATGTAGGAATTGTTGAGGATAATGCAGGGGTAAAAGAACCACTTACAACTCTAGTAATTAAAAGTGAAGTACCTCCGTTATTAAAATAATTGTAAGCAGAAATAGATGTAAAATAAGTATAGGTTTGACTACCACTAATAAAGGTAGAACCATATTTATTTAAATAATCGCTATACGAAGTTACTATAGTAGGAATACCTACTTTACCTTTAACAGTTGGTCCAATAATAGCAGCACCTGCCTGTACAGGTCCTTGAGTGATAAATGATTGGTCGTTCTCTATTGCTAATACACCAGGTGATACAATTGTTTCTGCCATTGTAATAAATTATTTTATTATAAATATGGTGTATTTTGATCTAGATTACTCTAATGTAGTAATCTCACCAGTTTCTGGGTCAATATTAACTCGACCATATTTTTCGGATACCGATTGGGTAAATTCTTGT